CATATCATTTACCTGCACATCTGAGGTGTATGAACGAGATACGGTCTGTCCTTTCGTAAGACCAGCTTCGAGCCGTGTGTCTGCCAAGATTTGGTAGACTGGCTCCTTAAAATGACTCATTTGGTACTCGGCACTAAAGACGGTACGAAAATTCATTGTATTGGGGTTGACAGCCATGATTTAATATGTTATTGTCTTAGTATGTTTTCTCGAATTACAACGTTTACATAATGGTTGAATATTCTCTATATTGTTTGAGCCACCTTTTGAAACAGGAATGATATGGTCTTTTGTAAGTGGTTTTATCTCACCACAAGCAGGACATGTATCGTTGTATTGCTTTTTTAACAACTCCCACTCCCATTCTCTGTGGTATCCACCAGCATTATATATTCGCTCTTTTCTTACTGCATTAGCTCGATTACTTCTTACTGTGCTTCCGCCTTTCCATGCATGGTGATTTGCCCCAACACTTTTCCCTTTTCTTGCTTCTGATATTTTCTTTCTTGTTTCATCAGAATGAGATTTAGTATGTCTGGCTGTACCAATTAAAATTGCTGACATTTTAACTCTTGTTTCAGCACTCATTTTTTTATCCTTATTCCAAGCAATTTGTCCTTTTGAAGACTCACTCATCTTCTTCTTACTTTCTTCTGAGTGCCTTTTACCAAGTCTGTTTTTATTCCCCATTTTTATACGAGAAATAGTAGCACAGTACTTGGTGGTCATCTTCTTTCCTTTATTCCATGGGATTTGGGTCATATTCTTACCACTTTGTAAACGTTGTAATTGTCAATGTACATACATCCAAACCAAAAGTATTACATCAATATCATCTTTCCATCTGATCCTTTCATAAGACCTGTTCCACTCGTCGTTATTTTCTTGTATTCTTTTTCCCATTGTTCACGTTCTTTGAGAGACATTTTGGTGTAATCAGCATTAGGGTCAAACTCAAATGAGCTATCTTCTGCAACTTCTTTACGCCCTTTTGTCTCCATACCTCGTTTCTTTGGTGATACAAGAGCGTTGAGTGTGTCCTTGTTTTTGAACACTACGTAGTCAATTTCCTTGTCGTAATAATCCTTTGAGTGGGATATTTCATCAAGTTTAGTCTTAACGGTAGACAATTCATCGTCAGATATTTTCGGAAACATCTCTTTGAGCGTTGGTGTGACTTTCTTAAACTCGTCTTCAAATAACTGTTTTTCAAGTACTTGTGAGTTTTGTGCTTTCCATGCCTTAAACTCTTGTAAGTCCTTGGCTAGGTCTGGGTCTACTTCTTGCTTTTTAATGTCCTTGAGGAATAACTCACGCATCTCTCTCAAGAGTGCTGGGTCTGAATTAGCTCGTTGAGCAAACTCTTCCAACTCGTCTTGAGCTTCTGCGTGTTCCTTTGGAGTGGTTGCATTAGCAACTGCACTAAGTTTTTCCTTAAAATCATCACGTTCACGCTCTGCAATTTCTCGTAGCTCTTTCTCTGTTTTGAGTTCGTTTTTCTTATCCTTATACTCATCGTAGATAGAACGCTTGCGAGGTTCTTTTGGTTCTTCGGTTGTTAAAGGTTCAGGTGAGGGTTCCTCCTTAGTTTTATCTTCGGCTTTCACCTCTGATTCAACTTCGGTATCCTCTAAAGGCTTTTCACCTTCTGGAAGTTCTACGCCGTTTTCAGCGAGAATCTTCTTGTATTCTTCTTCATCCATGTTTTTGGTTTATTTAAAGTCTCGTACCACGAGAGATAGGTTTTGCTGTCCTATAACAGTGTTGCAGTAAAGCCTCGCAACGCAGGGAAGAAGTTTAGAGACGTACTTAGGTCAAACAATTATTTAACGCTACCACCAACCTTTCCTGCAAATTCTTTTGCAAAATCCATAAACTTATCACCGTGAATTTTCACGGTATATTCACGGGTGTTTCCACGCCAAGAGACGATAGCAGAAGACTTAGCCACCTTAGCTGTGTCTTTTTCTACTTTATTATCCACCTTAGCTGTGTTTTTTTCTGTTTTATCCATATTTATTTTTAATTAATAATTATCCTTATAATAATAAAACGACTATTGTATGTCTCGTTTTAATACAAATTGAATATCTTTTTGTATCTGTGCAAGTTCCCTCTTAGCATCCTTTGATGCAAGTTCGATGAAAAACATAAGTCCGTCTTGTCGTGCGTAGAGTGACATTCTGTTTTCTTCTGACATGTGACGATTAGTTGCAAGTTGCATAGCTATTTCAATGTATGACTCTCGTGCTTTCTTGAATATCCTTTGTGTAACATCACTTTCTACCCATTGAGCGTATGCAGTATTTTCAACGATACTACGCTCCCAGTCATTTATCTTTTGCTCGTTCTCTACACGAGTCTCATCATCTACATCTGAGAGAAATATATCCCGTACTTTGTTTAGGTCATCCATATTATACTTCTGCTAAATTCATAGCTCGTGACATACCAGCAGACATTCCTTCTTTCCCTGTTACTGGTGTAGGTTGTGGTGCGGAACCTCCTGCAAACTGTTCTGGTGTCGCCGGTTGAGGTTTGAGTGCATTTTCGGTTATTTTTCGGTCAATATTTTGCTTTGCTATTTCCATGTGACTCATAGCATAGTCAGTAAGAGTTTGAAACTTATCACCAAGTGTAGAGCGTTTGTCACTTGCAAAGTCAATAATCTTCTGTATGAAAGCAACGTTAGCTCCATACCACTGTAAAGGTATTTTACCTCTTAGAATAAGTTGGATACTCTCAGATGCTTTTGCAATAGCTTTCTTATCCTCATAGTTTTGTACATCAAGTCCACTGGCTACCTCATCCTGTTCGTACTCACCAATAGACATGAGTATCTGCTCTGCTCGCCACTTAGCGTTGATAGTCGGTGAAAGGTTTGGGTCTGCTCCAATCATCGCAAGTGCTTCTTTTCGTTTTTGTGACTTTATCTCGCTATCCTGTATCTGTTGATCTGAGGAAACAATCAACACATCAACATCCTTAGTGGTATTCAAATCCATGCGTGTAATCTCATCCCAATCCCATCCTGTCTCTCCTAATGTGCGTACAGCAACCTTAGCTGGCATGTGATCTTTCAATCCGTAAATGTATCGCTTGCCTAAATCTGCCATCATATCTTGAAAAGGTTGTGCTCCCCATCCAATACGCTTTGATACAGACTTCTGCTCTGCAAAAGTAACAGATGCTTTCTTACTGACACTCTGTACACCACCCATAGCAAGGTCTGTAGCACCTGTATTACGCCCTAATGAGCCTGTAATCCAATCTATGAGGTTTACGGTGCCTTGTAGCTCTCCTGTCTTAAATTCAAACACTCCCTCACTAATTCTACGTGTACCATTCTTCGTGTCTGCTGGTACGAGGGCGTCAGGTCTATGCATCGCTTCGTCAAGTTTTCGTACATCGACAAACATATCCTTATCATACGCTCGTGCCCCAAAGTTTCGTTTCTCACGATTGGTAAGCTCTTGGTTAAACATCGCAACAATAGCATCGGCGGAAGGATAGATGTCGTCAGCATAAGACTTATTTAAAAAGTTCTCATCGTCTTCATGTGTTGCGTAGGTTATCCACGGATATAACTCAGATGAGTTTATTTCTTTTAATTTATCAAACGTAAGCCACCTCTTAGTCCACGGGTGAAAACAAACATAGTATCGAGTTCCGTCTATCTCAAGAACGTGGTTTACTAGTTTATATACCGTTTGTCCAATATAAGAATGATTATCAGGATCAAGACCTAACGGTTTGAAGCGTGATAGTTTTTCACTCTTTGTTATGTCTGCAATAGGCATGTAGTCAGAGTCGTTTGAAAGAGCTATAAGTTCTCTGACTTGTTTCTCGTTATAAATACCATTCTGTGCACCAACAATGAGGTCATTCTTTGTTTTCTCTACATCCTCAGTACCGGCAAATAAGTGGTTTTCAAGATACAAACCTCCTTTTGGTTGAAAGTTGAAGTTTTTAAGATTGATAACGTTAAGCTCTGATTTGTACTCAGGATCACTAAAGGCGTTGTACTCTGCGATAGCTCTACCGTTCATAATTGCGTGTTTACGCAACATACGGAGCTTACTATCCCACTTAGAGTTTTGAGCAGTGTTCATTATTTCCATTTTGAACATTGCGTTTATCTTTTCTACTTTGAAATAGTCCGAAGCATCACCCTCCTTAAACGTCATAATAATAGGAGAATCATACTGAGCATTGAGTGTATCAATCATTCCAGCAAAAACGGGAATAGGTACGTTAAATAACTGACGGAGCTTTTTATCTACGTCGTTGTTGTACAGCCTTTCATAGCGTGCTAAACGTGTTAAACGTGTTTTCTTAAAATCAGAACACGCTATGATTTGGTGTGTTGCAATAGTAACAGCTTCTTCTGCAAGCTGTTCGGTAGTCATATTTTTGTAACGAGAAGATAAAGACGATAGCTCGTCAGTGATTTTGTCATCCATATATAAATACTACTAAAATCATTTGTTTTTGTCTCGGTTAGACCTATTTACTGCCTTGTTACACCTTGCACACAATCCCTTACCCCAGTGACGTACTATCGTAAAAGGTATTGAGCACATACGACATCTACCTGTGGTATCGTACCGTGGATAGTTTGGTGTCCTCTGAAATCCACAATGCGTACAAGGATAGTACTGAATAAGTAACTCTTTAGCGTTGGACTTCTTGATATTTGGTATGTCAAACAACAAACCGCAACGCTCACATCTTTTTTGTATATGGGTTATCCTCTGCATGTAAAATACTCTCGTAAGGTGGTTGTTCAAATGTTTCTTCACAACCAAAAGGACATACGTATCCTTTTACCTCATCTAAAAAACACTCACTGGTTAAAGATAACTTCCCACAGTATTTACACCGTGTAAAATTATCCCTATTGTTTTTATTCTCCAAATCCGCTTCTTGCATATTCAGGTTGCTTATACTCTTGCGTTGTCTTTTTAACTTCTGCCCAATTTTTCATCTCATACGCTATGGCACAAGCAATGAATAGATCAAAGTGTCGTGTACTTAATCGTGGATCAATATCTCTATCTAGTAAATCATCTCTTGAATAAGACCTACATTCATTTATTAAATCAGTGTCTGATAATTCAAGATGTCCGTCTTCCACTGCTTTCTTAAGAGCAAACAGCATTTTGGGTTTAGACATTTGATTTGTATTCCAGCCATACGTTCTGGTACGTGTCGGTATACCTACTCTCGTTGTTTTGTCCTCAGTAAAGTATAGGTTGTCATAAATCTGTTTCAACCTACCAATACACATATCAAACTTATTATTCTCCACGGCAACAATACACGCACCGTACCTATCAGCTTCACTCTTAATTTCGTCACCAAACGTGTCAGGCTTGATTGTGTTGCTCTTGAATGTCGCCACTACCCTGTTAGGAGTGGTTGAGAAATCTATAAACACAGACGTTGAACTATCAAGCCCTACTCCTCCTGCTACGTCATGTCCTGAGCCATACCTATGTGAAGCGTCGTAAGGGTAGAACATCTTAAACTCTGCGATAGTACGTATAGGTACTCGCTTAGGTTGTGAGTCTAGTGTAGTACGATCAAAGAACACATCAGCTCCAGCACTGGGTTCACACAAAAATTCACCTGCAAAGTCATCTGCGTTAGCTTCTATGGTGTTTATTTCCTCAATCGTGTACGCATCCCACATCGGCTTACCGTTGAACTTAATAGGAACGATTAAAACAACCTTGTCATTAACAGGTTGAATAAGTTTATGTACATTTCCACGCTCTGAAATATAGTTGCACGTATACACGACACCACCCTCCTTAGAAAGACCATTATAGGCTTCCTGCATATTATCCCAAATTGCTTGAGTCTCTACTGCACTGCGTAGTGTCTTACGAGTCTCGAAGTCATCCATGAATATGAAATCAGGTCTAGCATCCTCCTGTATGTCTCCACGTTGGTCAGTACCAACAGTACCAGCACTTACTTTTATTCCTGTGGCAGTAGTGAACTCTCCCATAGTCTCAGCACGTTTCTCAATTGTCTTCTGAAATATCTCTGGATAGAAATAGTATACTCTATGGTTTATAAGCATGTTGTAAATATCCGTAGATATTTGTTTTGCGTTTCCTAGTTCTTTAGTAAGCACTTTGAAGTACTTACACTTGTGTTCTCTGTCATTTGCAATAACAAATGCAATAAAGAGTTTAGTCCTTGTGGTTTTTGCACCTCCTCTAAAAACAATGTCAACAAAAGACTTTATCTCACCTCGGTATACTTTTAAGTTGTTGAGGTCGA